ATACATCTCTAAATCCAAAATGTATAGTAAAAAGTATTGAAAGTGCAGCAAATGGTCTCAGAACAATTACTGTAGATGATGCAAGTAGATTCCCAGAGACTCCACAATACTCAGAAGTACTGGAATATACAGATTCTAATGGTATTAGACAGACACTAGCATACACAAGACGCTCAGGATTGCAATTAAATGCAATAAACAAACCAGATAAACTACAGTCAAACGTTGTTTCTGGGCCATTTTGGGACAGTATAACTACTGATTTAGCAGCAGGACTCGATGTTACAATTAGATTATCACAACCGTATGACATATACAGTTCCAAGAATGTATTTACAGATACTAATAGTAGTATATTTACAAAAGTACTTTCACAATTAGAAAAAGGTACTAGAGATACAACTAATTTACATATACCTGATGCATATCTATGTATGTGGAATAGTAATTTGGGAAGACCATATACATTCTACTCGGATAGTTCACGTACTTTCAACAACCCAACCAGTGATAGAGCAGTGGACAAGAAGCCATACAACAGCCTACCTGAGCATTTCGAGAGCATACACTACCATGATTCGGTATATGCGATGAGCCTAGGGCCTCTATCACTGAGGATTAAGTCTGCTAACCCAGACACGAAAACAGGGGCTTCAGCCACAGGAGCGGCAATAGAGGCACTTTCTGGATACGAGGCACAAGGTGGTACTACACTGGATAGCCAGAAGGTGATGTACAGCAAGTTCTGGCCGTGCGGTAGCCGTGGTGGGCCTCTGGTGAGCCGTTTGGACCTATACACAGAAGCGAGCGTATCATGGTCAATACCCCGTAAATACGCTGCAAACGACTTCTACTTCTGGAAAGATGAGGATGCCGCTAACTCAAGTTACAACATGGCCAGCAGTGGTATCACGTTCGATACAATGAGTAGTTCGCACACTGACAACCGTTACTCATACGGATGGAGAATATCCCTGAGACAGGTGTACAACAAACCAACATACGGTATACTGCCCGGTAGAGGCAAACTAGAGGACGACAACTCATCAGAGACGCAGTACACTACTGATTACGTTGCAGGGCCATTGGTACAGATGCCTGCATCAACATGGGAATACATAGGTGGAGATGGGTCGCAGTCTAGCGTTCCTCTATCAACAACATACGTCGGTATCATGGAGAGGCAGACCAACTTCGCCGGTATGCTCGCAGCAGACAGGCCTGAGTATCAAGTGAGGTACAGCGATGGCAGAAGGATGACTAGACCGTTCGGTGCACCACTGAGGACACTCATAGCGAACAGCAATCAAATTGGTGACTGGTGGGGAGACAGAAGATTTGGAAAAGGAGTATACAGCCTCACAGAGGCCGCCCAGTACTATCTGGTAGATTGGTGGGGCAACGAGCGTGGAGAGGACGTAAGGCGTGCTCCAGTGCGTGGATTCGGTATTCGCCCAGCATGGGACTGCGGAGATGCATACGAGTATGACAGAACCAACAACAGGTCGCCTCACGCTAGGATATTCAACAATGGTAGACCAGTATTCGATGTGCTTGGTGTGATTGATTCCTCAGGAGAAAGAAGCAGTAGCAATGTACCTAGACTGGGTGGTACTCAGTCACTTAGTGGCAGCACCACAGAATTAGTCGATGTGTTTGCACCTACACACTCAATGCGTGTAGGGGACATGGGTAACGGCAGAGGAGTGAGATATCCTAGTCAATTCAACGAGGACATTCTCACAGAGTTGTCAGAACCTGTGCACTCCACTGGTGTAGTACTGAGTCACAACACAGCAGAACCACCAGCCGTAACGGGCTTGTTACGCCCCCGTAACGATGTACTGCAAGCCGATGAGATTCCAAGGGGAATCAGCGCCAGACTGGAGATAGCAGAAGACGGATTACTCAAGCCAGACGCAGTGGTTAGTGACAGGGTAGAGGAGATTGTAGGTGTGTCACCACACAAGGATGCAATCAGCAGGAGCACTCCTAGAATAGGCATTGACGCTGATAACATGGAGGGACTTGAGAAGGACCACATCGCTATCAACACTGAAGCACACAGCCTGCACACTGACAGAGGGGTTGGACAGAGGACGGTGCTTCACGGTGCTCTAATAGCAAACAGCCAATCACTAGGTGACTTGGACCTAACCTCACCGGTGTTCAACAGTAACATAAACAACGTGCTCAGGTTCAGCCATACCAGCAACGTCAACCCATTGGGTGGTAGTTACGTGTTGGAGACCAAGAGTTACGGCTCTTTCTTCGATGACACAGGGTGGGGGTTAGATAGCCTATCTGGTGGTGCAAAGACCACGAACCCGTATCAGAGTACGGAGTTCAGCAGGAACACTGTGAAGAACAACCAGAAGGACCAGAGCGTGAAGTGGTTGCTACGACCCGTCCGTGTGTTAGACAAGCAGCATGTGGAGATGTTCAGACCAGTACCATCCGTGGCAGGCAACACACCACAACCCTCATCCAACTTCTTCAGGGCATCCGCTGGTGGTAAGTACGGTCTGTTCACATATGAGACACCCACACCTAGAGTGGCGACAGGCAACTTCCCAAGAAGCGCAGCACCAGATGCCAACGGACCATACGTACCTGTGGTGTACATCAGCAACAGCAGCGCCAGCACACCCACATCCAAAGGTCCTAAGATACTGGGAACAGAGGCTACAGGTTTCGACAAGACCACAATCACAAGCCCAGTGACTAGGATGATAATGAGCGAGAACACCCTACAGCACTACAGAGCAGATGCATCTAGAAGAAGGCAGATAGATGAATCCAACCAGATAGTGAGAAGACTGGACTACAGCGTCAAACCTAGATTCAGCCAGTCTCTACACCCTAAGGGGCACAAAGGTGATGTGTCTTTCAACGTGAGTGACCACAGTGGTGATGCAGCATGACCAAACTACTAGCGAGCACAGGTAAGTTCACTGACACAGTGAACGAGGCGATGAAACATGTCAGGAAACCAGTGTTCGTAGACAATGCGGTGCACCACGCTCTAGTTGAATCACAAGCAGATTACAAACACAAGGTGACCATAGAGAACAGGAACAACGCTACATACAACGTATTCAGCGAGAAGAGGTACGAGTTGGTTGAGGGTGAAGCATCAGTGCAACTCTCACATGTTAGTGTGCCCGGACATACCAGCACATCAGCACCATTCTATGAGAGTGGTGTGATATCAACCACCTCGACCCTACCTACGTTGATGTACAACGGTGAAGATACATCTGACAGACTCACCTTATCTACAGCAGAATCATCTAACCAAGGAGTCAGAATCAACTTGAAGAACATGAAGGGAAGAAGCCTCAAAGACATAGGCTTCCAAGGTGGAACAGTTCACCTAGGAGACCCTATTGATGTTGGTTTAAGAACCAGCGATTTGGCAATGAAACTGGGAACAGATATAGCATCCACTCTAACGTCTGTGCAGATAGGCTCGTTGAGACACGCAGCCAACACTAACAGCGCTAGGAGAAAGCACACCAGCAAGTTCCTAGCAGAAGACTTCTACAATGTGACTCTCATATCAGCGTTGAAGTTCACCTCACGTCATGATGGCAACATCATTCACTTCGACAGATTCGCCAATCTGATGTACACACCATTCACATTCACGACAGCCACTAGATTCCTTGATGAGACTCTAAGACAAGGTAACGAAGAAACCAACCCGTCCTCGCACAACGAGAACAGAATATCAATACAAGGTGTGCCCTTAGCAAAGAACGAGAGTGCATCAGTCATAGTTGATGATGCTGAGAGACAACAGGGCAAGTTCGACACTGATGTGCAGGAGACAGTCACACCAATCTTCGATGCAACAGTGAAGACCAACGCTGCTGCTAAGAAAGTCGCTAGACAGATATTGAAGGCCAACTCCCTAGAGCAAGGCTCATTGAGAAGCAGCGGTCACCCAGACGCTTGGGACTTGAGACCCGGAAAGGTCGTATCCTACAAGGGGGAGAAGAAACTAATCACAGAGTCCAGACACACCCTGTCATCCAGACTATCAGACATGAACTTCATATCAGTGCAGACTGGTATAGAAGGTGTATTACAAGGTATCAGTGAGGGTATGGTATCATCATCTTCGGGTGACAACCCGGATACGATAAGCCAACAGGTCGAGAGAAATCTATCTCTGTTCTCATCATTTGAAATATCCACTATTCCCATAATAACCGTAAGAGTTGTAGAAAGCCTCAATTCCAAGTTTGCAATCGGCAAGGCTGCTGGGAGGGCCACTATAGGGAAAGCAGGGACTACTAAGGTGATTGGAATGTCTAAGTTTAGCGAAGTGAGCGTAAGAGGTGGAGAGTAATGCCAGCAAGTGATTACATGAAGAGATTGATGCTAGATACGATAGCGTCTAACATCAATGAGATGATACTAGGATTCGACGGCACACCTGCAACAGCGTCAGACGGTGCTGCTGGAAGACCGGCTGTCACAATCACACCAACGGTGACTGTGATAGATGACTCCACTTTGATGGTCGAGGGTACTCTCGGAACGGAACATTCTTTCTCCGAACCCCTCAAGGAGGTATTCATACAGTTGAGGGGCACGAGCGATTTTGTTCCTGTCTCACGACATGTGATAAGCCCGGTGACCAAGACGAGTGGAAATGAAGTGAAGATTCAATTATTGATAGAGGTGAGGTAATGGGAACGACAGGCAATCCACTTTCAGGACATACAGCGGCTAACTACAACACGTCATTGAGTGCAAGTCTAGGGAGAGCAGTTGATGGTCTGAGAGATGGCGACCAGATACTATCAGCATCATTCACCAACATATTGGAGGGCGTACACGGCAATGGGATACTCATGCTTGAGGGAGGTGCAGTCAGCGGCACTAACAGAAACAACCCGGACTTCCTGCCCGGAGCAGTGACGAAGCACGACACCAACGCACATCAAATCAAGATACAAGGTGGATATGTGATACTAGATGGGGCTATGTACGAGTTCGCTGATGGTTACGACACTGATGGAACTCCAGATGACATCACGATAGACTTGACTTCTGGTAGTACCAACAAAACAGGAACTACCAATACCCTGACCAATGGCAAGGAGTGCTTGTTCACCATATTCGTGAACGCCAATGACTCTAGTAGCACCAAGCACATCAGATTTCAACAGAGCAGTCTAGTCGATACTGGGACTGGTGTGTACCCCTCATCACCCAACACCTATCTCATAGATGACGGTACTAACACATCGGTCAAGGATACTGTAGTCCTAGCAACTGTGAGAGCCATATTCGAGACAGGTACGGTCGCTGCTGCTAATACCTTAGCCATAAGAATCACAGAGATAAACGACAAGCGGGTCTTTCTCAAACCATCACCGATGTTCATTACTCCTCTTACTAAGGGCATACCGAAGAACAAGGACTCTGCCAACTCAATCAACAGCCACACTGACCTAGATGCACTACACACAGAGGGTGGTGACTTCTCCAACTCACCATTCGGTGCGATATGGATGTCACACTCTACAGACAAGGTGACCGGTGGTGGAACTAGACTGGGAGACGTAGGAGATGACGTGCTCTTCTTCGCATCACATGAGTCAGACGGCACAGCAAAGACACTGAGGCTCGCTCCTGACAGGATATACACAGGCACGCCCTCTGGTGTCAATCACTTCACGCACGACGGTCCTAACATCTTCATCATCGCACCAAGCGCCTCTGGGTGCACACTCAACCCAGACAACACCAGCAATGAGTTCGCACCCGGTTCGATAGTGTACATCAGGAACACCAACGCATCAAGCGGTCACCCAGTCAACTTCGACACAATTGGTGGCAGTGCTTTGAATTACCAAATCACTGGTGGGCAAAGTGCCATCATCATTCGTAACAACAGCAGCAGCAACCCCAAGTGGTCCGTTCTCATCAACGCATCAACCAGCGGCACTGGTGCTGTCAGTGCCTTGAACGACGCAAGTGTGAACGAGTTGGTGACGGTTGGTAGTACTACAACAGAATTAGATGCACAGTCTCTCCTCACTTTCGCTAGTAATACTCTCAACGTTGGTGTTTCTGGCAACGGTGCTGACCTACTGCTGCACTCAGCCACAGCCAATAACGTCGGCGCTAAGTGGACACATGACGACGCTACCAACGGCTCACTGGTACTAGGGGCGAATGACTACGGAATAGACTTCAAGGCATTCGGGGATACCGCTTCCAAGTTCATACACTGGGATGCATCCACTGACACCTTCTTCGTGACATCGAACTTGGACATAGACGGTCCTGTGAATGTAGGTGTGGATGACACTGGCTACGATGTCAAGTTCTTCGGTGCTACTGCTGGCTCTTACATGCTATGGGATGAGAGTCAGGATGACCTCATACTGGGCGGCGCTGCTTCTCTTGGTATTAATGAAATATCACCTCAGTCTCCCTTGCATATATCTGGAAACGGTCCTGCAATCACACTCCAGAATACCGTTGATGAGCACACCGATGGTGTTGCTGAAAGTAACATCTTCTTCGCTGACCATGCAGACGCACATTTAGCCAAAATACAGGGCAGTCATCATGGCACTAACGACGACACCAAGGGCAAACTCATCCTGAGCACCCACAACGGCACATCGCTGACCACGGCCCTCACTATAGATTCAGCACAGAAGACCACGCTTGCCGGTGAGGTGGTTGTCACAGGTAACCTCACGGTGAACGGCACTACCACTACAGTCAACAGCACCACGCTGACTACAGACGACGTTATACTCACACTGGGTGGTGACACTGCTCCCACTAGCAATGACAACCTCGACAAGGGAATCTTGTTCAGGTACTATGATTCACAAGCCAGACTCGGCTTCTTCGGGTACGACGAGGATGCTGGCAACTTCGCCTTCTTTACTGACGCAACTGACAATACAAACACAATATCTGGTACAATAGCCACGATAAGCGCCAACCTCACTGGCAACATGTCAGGTGGAACTGTATCCGCTACCACGATAGTAGGTACAGGTGATTTGACGATAGACACCAACACATTGTTTGTGGATGTAAGTGAGGATAAGGTGGGCATCAATCAAGCGACACCACTCACCCAACTACAGATAGACAAGGTGGGTGTTGAGAGCGTCACACTCACAGGCTCAACTACATCCAATGCAGTACACACGCTCTTCACGAGAACCCAGTTCAGAGGCTGCAAACTATTCATATCCACGAAGACGACAGACGATGACACTGCCTTCGAGTTCACAGAGGTGGCATTCACGCACAACGGTCAGAATGGTGGTGCAGTGTACAGGACTGCATATGCCACTGTGAATCACGGTGCTGATGTCGTCGGCACACACACCATAGACATAAACGGGGACAACGTGAGGCTGACTCTGAACTACAACCAGATAGGCGGAGCGAACAAGAACTTCACAACAGAGATAGCATGGATAGGAATGGCAGCATAAGGGGGTAAATGAATGACAGAGAAGGATTTTCGTGTAAGGAAGGGATTGGTAGTCGATGGTACGGCAGGTAACAATACTAGCGTTGCTGTGACGACAGGGAACGTGGTAGTAGCGGCTGGAACGATAGGGCTGACCGACGGTTTGCTCCTGAGCACAGTGTCAGGTACACCCAACGTATCCAAGATATCATCCCAACCCACTGACGGCAACATCAAGATTGCACCAAACGGCGCTGGTAAAATAGTATTCAATACCGACGACCTTGATGTCAGCGCTGATTCAATGAAAATCAGCATCAAGGACAATGTTGCTGCTGCTCTTGATATTACAGAGGCAAGTAATTCCTACCTCAAGTTCACAACCACTAACGGTAGTGACGAAGCCGATTCGGGCCTGATAACATTCGGCAAGGACAGCACCTTTGCCAGCACCAACATACACAACTTAGGTACTGTGTCTGCGGCTACGTCAATCACCTCTTCTGCATTCGTAGGGCCGTTAGACGGCATAGTCGGTGGTACTACACCTGCTGCTGGTACGTTCACCTCCGGTACGTTCACCTCCATCAACATGAGTGAGGGAAACATCACCAACGTAGGCGACTTGAACGCAGACAGCATAAGCGTCGATGATGCTGCGGTAGGATTGGATATAGTGTTTGGTGGGAACACTACATTGAACAAGATTACTCTCACAGACAGTCTAGCAGATGCTCTCAACATCACCGAGGGTTCTAACTCATACATAAAGTTCAACACTTCTGCTGAACAAATAGAGATTGGAGAAGATATACAATTCGAGGGTTCTGCCAACCACACGATATCAATAGCGCCAACCTCAGGGACTAACCAAATTGGTAAAGACCTCATCTTTGAAGCAGGTACTTCCACAGGTAACGTTCTCGGCGGAGAAATGGTTTTCAAAGTAGGAGGTGGTGGAGGAAGTTCAGGTTCAACACCCACTTCTCTCACTACTGCGCTTACATTAACTGGAGCAGGTGTGGCAACAATGCCCACTGTGAACATAGACGGAGGTAATATAGACACAACTACAATAGGTGCTTCTGGACAAGCAGCCGCAACAGTCACCATATTCAAGGCAACAAACACTGGATACATCTCCAGAGTAAATGCACTGCAAAGCACAACCAGATTCCAAGTAGATGGTTTGGATGGCGGTGCTGGTGCTGGTGTTGGTACAAGTCCCAGTGGCGGCAGCACAGCAGCATATGCTGAGGCTAGACTCTTTTCGGATTTGAGGGGAGACGATTTCGTCAGTCAATACAACGACTACAGCGGGATGTCTGGCACTCTAATCATAGACAACGCAGATGACGTGGCTGGGGTAGGTCAAGGAATGGTCCTTACTGTAGGAGAGGGGAATAACACTGACCCCGGTGACTCTTGGGCCATAGGTCGCATGCTTAATGGTCAGAGTGACTTCACCATAGGATACTACCCAAAAGCATACGAGAGCATAGGGTACAAGAACTCATCAACCACTGCACCTAACGTCTTCAACCCGTTCGTAGCCGCACAGAGCGTCTTCAAGATTGAGAAGGGCGGTGACGTGACACTCTTGGGTAACAAGGGGGATACTGTTGACGGCTCTACGTCAGCACACATATTCAATCCCGTCCAACTGAAGTTCCAAGGGGTGGACAGTGGAGGCACTTCACGCTTCACAGGTTTCACCATTCCAGCACAACTAGCGGCATCCAACAGCATCTACACTCTACCTGATGCATATCCGTCCGGTTCTAGCAAGGTGCTGCAATCTACGACTACTGGTGCGCTCTCTTGGGTATCAGGGTCAGGTGGCAGTATATCAGCCCTGAACAACCAATCAGAGAACAGGCTAGTCACGATGGGCAGCACGACCACTGAGTTGGATGGCGAGGCCAAGGCCACTCTCGACGGGCACAAGATGCTGCTAGGCGAGCAGTCTGGCTCAGGTGAAACCACCTCAAGCGAGAGCGACCCTCACCTGCACATCGTCAGAAGGCAGAATGTAGACATAGGGTCTGGCGTTGGGAGTCAGGTTCTAGGTG